TGAAATCTCTACAGTCTTTCGACCTAGACCGATCGTCTTCCCTTACTTTCGGTGGCCGCGAAATTGGAAAAGAAAAAGATGGAATCAGCGCTGTGGATGAGGGATTCCGGTGGTAACGCGGGGTGAATTATGAAAGGTCGTAAACCGAAGGATCTTGCGCTGAAGATCCTGAACGGCAATCCCGGCAAGCGTCCAATGGCATCGGATTCGAGCGGACCGTTTGTCGCAGAATTGCCGAAGAAACCGCGTGGGCTCGATCGCTATGCCTCGCAGCAGTGGGATCAGCTCGTGGAGTCGCTGGCGCCGATTCTGTCGCCGGCATCGGCGGGCATCTTATTCGTGGCCGTCAGCGCGTACAGCGAACTGATGCATGCGAGTAAGGCGCTCGAAGGCGGAAAATTCTGCTATCGCACGAAAAATCAGCACGGCTCGGTGATGCTCAGGACCAAGCCGGAGGTAGCAATTCGAGATCGCGCGCGCGCGGCCTATCATCGGGCACTGTCGGAACTTGGAGCCTCGCCAGTCGGTCATACCAGGGTTAAAAAGCTGCCAGGGCCTGAGCAGATGCAGTTGCCAGGCATTCGGGGTTTGCTCGGATGAAGAATAATCGCAAGACGGAGGAGATCAAAGGCAAACCGGCATGACCACAGCCACGGATGAGCGCACTAGAACGACCAGGCGTCGGACCAGTAGGAAGCCGGTGAAGGCGTCGGCGCCGGTGGTGCCGGCAGTGTCCACGGTTGAGCAGACCGTGCAGGGCTATATCGACGGCGAGTTGTCCGGGAGCGTGCCGGCCGGTGAGTTGATCCGCCTGACGGTTGAGCGTCATGTGTCGGATCTGGCGGACGGTGCGGCGCGCGGGCTGGTGTTCGACCGGGAGAAGGCCGAGCGCGCCATCACGTTTTGCTCCTACCTGAAACATTCTAAGGGCGAATGGGCCGGGCAGTTCTTCGTGCTCTCACCCTGGCAGATGTTCACGTTCTGGTGCCTGTTCGGCTGGTACAAGGCCGATGGCACCCGGCGCTTTCGCACTGCTTATGTCGAGCTGCCAAGAAAGAACGGCAAATCAACAATGGGGGCCGGCGTGGGCCTGCTGCTGGCCTTTGCCGACGGCGAGCCGGGTGCCGAAGTGTACTCGGCCGCCACGAAGCGGGATCAGGCCATCATCGTTCATGGTGAGGCCACGCGCATGGTCAAGGCCACGCTGGAGCTGCTCGATCTCATCGACGTATTCAAGAACAACCTGAGCCGGGCCGACACGCATCAAAAGTATGAGCCGCTCGGCGCCGACGATGACACCATGGACGGCTTGAACGTTCACGGGGCCGTGGTCGACGAGCTGCATGCGCATAAGACGCGCGCCGTGTTCGATCTCATGGAGACCGGTACCAGCGCCCGGCGGCAGCCGATGTTGTTTTGCATCACCACAGCCGGCACGGATCAATCGGAAACCAGCGTGTGCTGGGAGCAGCATGTCTATGGCGAGCAGATTCTGCGGCACATCATCGAAGACGATTCCTTTTTTGTCTTCATTTCTGCGATCGATGAGAAAGACAACTGGGAAGATGAGCAGGTCTGGTACAAGGCGAACCCGAATCTCGGCATTAGCAAGAAGCTGGAATATATGCGCCAGCAGGCCAAGAAGGCCAAAAACATGCCGTCGAAGCTCAACACCTTTCTCCGGCTGGATCTCAATCGATGGACGCAGCAGGTCATCCGCTGGATCAACATGGAGTTGTGGAACGACCATGCGGGCCCGCCGATCGAGGAGGAGGCCCTGCGCGGACGGCTCTGTTTCGGCGGGCTCGATCTGTCCAGCGTCTCGGATCTCACGGCCTGGATGCTGTTGTTTCCCGATCCGGCGAGGCCGGACCGGATCACGATCCTGCCGCGTCTCTGGTGTCCGGAAGCCAAGCTGCACGATGAGCATAACCGGTATCATCAGCAGTATCAGGCCTGGGCGCGTGACGGGTGGCTCCGGACCACGCCGGGGAACGCAATCGACTATGAGACCATTCGCGCACAGATTCTCGACGATGCCTCGACATTTCAGGTGCAGGAAATTGCAGTGGATCGGCTGTTCCAGGGCTATCAGCTCTCGATGCAGCTCGCCGATGAGGGGTTGACCGTAGCGGCGTGCGGCATGGGCTATATGAGCATGGCGGGGCCGTGCAAAGAATTCGAGCGGCGGCTTTTGGGCGGCCATCTGCATCACGGCGGCCATCCGGTCTTGAAGTGGATGGCGAACAACGTGGCCGTGCGCGAAGATCCGGCCGGGAATCTGAAGCCGGACAAGGCGAGCAGCCAAGGCAAGATCGACGGCATTGTCGGGATCTTATTGGCGCTCGATCGTATCATGCGACAGGACGCGACCGGATCGGTCTATGAAGAGCGCGGGGTTCTCACGATAGGAGGGACATGGAATGGCGAAGCGACCTAAGCGTCGGGATACCGGAGCGGCCTATGACCCCAACGAATTGTTCAGGAAAACGAAGCTGAATAAGCATGAGGCGGCGTTTTTGCTGGGTGTGACTCCTCGCACGGTCGATCGATATATGAACGATGGGAAGCTGCAATATACCAAGACACCGGGCGGCCGTCGCCGTCCGTTGACCGACAGTGTGAAGCGATATTTATGAACACAGGTCATGACCGCGCATTGCACAAATATTCTCAGATAAACCCTACCAAAGCGAGACAATCCGAGACGTAGTGAGACAAACTGACCTAGCCTCCTTGCTTCCGTCGTAGTATTTCAAGGCCCGTATGGGCCTTCCTTCCAAACAAATTGGCGTGCCCGATGCGGTCGATGTGATCGTCTGCGTCGGTTTTCTCTGTATCGTCATCGGCGTGGCCTGGCGGTATGACCTGCCCTTGGCGCTCATCGTCCTTGGCTGCGGGCTGCTGTCATTCGGCATTCTTGCCCTCTGGAGGCGTCGCTAATGGGACTGCTCCAGCGATTCCTCAAACCTGAAAAACGCATGACGGTGAATGAGCTGGATTGGCTCATGGATCGGGCCGTCAGCGGCTATCCCTCGGCCAGCGGCGTGGAGATCAACGATTATTCGGCGCTTTCCTGCATGGCGGTGTTTGCGGCGGTGCGCTTGTTGAGTGAGACCATCGGCAGCTTGCCCGGGCATGTGATGCGGCATACCGATGCCGGTAAAGAAAAAGCCCTCACGCATCCGCTCTATCCCCTCATTCACGAACAACCAAACGCCGAGCAGACGGCGATGGAATGGCGCGAAACGGCCATGTGTCACCTGCTGCTGCGCGGCAATCACTACTCAGAAAAACAGTATGACGCGGCGGGGCGACTGATTGCGCTCTGGCCGATTCATCCCGATCGCGTGAAGGTGCAGCGGGCCAGTGTGAACGCGCCACTCGACTATCTCATCACGATTCCAGGCACCGGACAGACGGTGTTGCTGAGGCAAGAGCGCATGCTGCACCTGCGCGGGCTGAGTTCCAACGGCGTGACCGGTCTCTCGCCAATCGCGGCGGCGCGTCAGGCCATCGGGTTGGCGCTGGCTGCACAAGAATACGGCGGGCGGCTGTTTAAGAACGACACGAGACCGGGCGGCGTGCTCGAACATCCACAGAAACTCTCCGAAGGAGCCTACAAGCGGTTAAAGACATCGATTGAGGAGCAGCATCAGGGTCTGACCAACGCGCACCGGATGATGATTCTCGAAGAGGGCATGAAATGGAGTCAGGTGGGCATCAATCCGGACGAAGCGCAGTTTCTGGAGTCGCGGAAGTTCAGCGTCACAGAAATTGCCCGGCTCTTTAACATTCCCCCGCATTTCCTGCGCGATTTGGAACGGGCGACGTTCAGCAATATCGAACAACAAGCGATTGAGTTCGTCGTCTATAGCGTCCGGCCCTGGTTGGTCCGATTCGAGCAACGGTTGAAGATTGAACTGCTCTCTGAACAGGATCGCCTCGCGCATTTTATCAAATTCAACGTGGATGGACTGCTGCGCGGCGACATTCAGACGCGCTATGCGGCCTATCAGACAGCCAAACAGAACGGCTGGATGAATGCCGACGAGATCCGCGAACTGGAAGACCTCAACCCCATTCCAGGCGGGGACGGGAAGGACTACTGGCAGCCGACCAATATCGGCGTCGTCGGGGAAGCGCCTGTGCAGAATCAGTCGACCACTGACACGAACTTTGCGTAGGAGGCATACAGCCATGAATGAGAATGAACGAGCAGAACTCTCGCAATTGGATGCCGATGATCGCGTCGGGAAAGTCTTGACGGGAGCTGAGCGAGGACGCTTAGCCGACCTGCGTCGGGCCGAAATTCTGGATCAGGTGGCCAGCATGTTGCCGCCCGTCAATCCAGTGACCGCAGCAGCGGAGATTCGCTAAGTGGCATTGACCTCAAAAATAGAGCGGCGTGTCTTCGATGTGGCCGAGCTTCGGCTTGCCTCTGAAGGGGATACGCGCACCATTCAAGGTTATGCGGCGGTATTTGATTCGATGAGTCAGCCGCTGATGGGATTCCGGGAAGTGATTCGCAAGGGCGCATTCAAGAAAACCGTGCGCGAGTCCGACATACGCGCCCTCTGGAATCATGATCCTAATTTCGTGCTCGGTCGGAAGTCTGCGCGGACCTTGCGACTCGAAGAGGATGACAAAGGTCTCCTGACGCGGATCTTCCCGCCGAGCACCACGTGGGCCAGCGATCTGATGACCTCGATCGAGCGCGGCGATGTCTCGCAGATGTCGTTCGGTTTTCAGATGGTCAAGGATCACTGGTTGCAACCCGGCAAGGACGGCCTGCCGGTGCGCGAATTGTTGGAGGTGCGGCTCTTCGATGTGTCGCCCGTCACCTTCCCGGCCTATCAACAAACCGAAGTGCATGTCCGGGCACTCATGGATTCGGTGTTGTCGCGTCTTGAACAGGGGAGCATCGCCAAAGAGGAACGCCATGCGATGAGTCTCGCCGTTCGCAACATTCTTGAGCAACTAGAAATTGAGCCGCGTAACCACGCAGCAGAGGGACACGAACCAGAGCCGGGTACTCCCCACTCTGAAATGACATCGAGTCGGGAGCCGGGTCATCCCCACTCTGAGGAGCCGACGCGCACGCTCCTTGAACGACGACGGCGCTTGTTGGAGTTAGCCACTCCGTAAATGAGGAGGATGACATGAAAGTAGATATTGCAGTATTGAAACGGGCTCAGATCGAAGATGCCGCCGCGATGCGTGCCATCCTCGACCGGCTCGAAGTGGAGAGCCGTGATTTCACCACAGAGGAAAAGAAGAAGTGCGACGAAATCGAGTCGCGTATGGCCGTGCGGAAGGATCGCATTGAGCGCGAGGAGCGCCTGGCGCAGCACGAAACGGCGCTGTCGCAGCCTGGCGTCATCACCAGCCGTCCAAATCCTGCGGATGGCGAGGGCAAGGCATCGGCTCGCTCGGTGGTGCAGGAAGAAGTGCGCTGTATGGTGCTCAAGGCCGATGGCACCTACAAGGAAGGCCGCGTCATCAATCCCATTAAGGAATTCCGCACCTTCTCGGAGCAAATTGCAGCGGTGGTGCGTGCCGGTCGGAGCGGGGAGATCGATCCACGGTTGCTCCACCTACGTGCCGCGTCAGGATTGGGCGAGACGGTGCCCAGCGATGGAGGCTTTCTGGTTCAGACGGACTTCGCATCCGAAATCATGCAGCGGGCTTACGATTTGGGGCAGGTGCTCTCGCGCTGCCGACGCATTCCGATCGGGGCTAATTCCAACGGCCTGAAAATGTTGGCGGTCGATGAAACCAGCCGGGCGACCGGTTCTCGGTATGGCGGCGTGCAGGTCTATCGCACCAATGAAGCCGACCCGCTCACAGCAAAAAAGCCGAAAGTGCGGTTGATGGAGATGTCCCTCAAGAAGCTGACCGGCCTGGCCTATGCCACCGACGAGCTGCTGCAAGATTCCACGGCGATGGAATCCATCTTGAGCCAGTCCTTCCAGGAAGAACTGACCTTCACGATGGAAGATGAAATCATGAACGGCACCGGCGCGGGCACCATGCTCGGCATCATGAATAGTGGATGCCTCGTGACCGTCTCCGCGGAAGGCTCGCAGGTTTCGACCACATTCGTAGCCGAAAACGCCATGAAGATGTGGGCGCGGCTCTGGTCGCGCAGCCAGCAGAATGCGGTCTGGTTCATCAATCAAGACGTGCTGCCGCAACTCTGGCAGATGAACGTCAAGATCAAGAACGTCGCCGGAACGGAAAACGTCGGCGGCATGCCAGTCTACATGAATGCCGGCACGATCGCGGGCCAGCCTTACGGCACCTTGTTTGGGCGTCCGGTGATTCCCGTCGAATACTGTCAGACGCTCGGCACGAAGGGCGATGTGATCCTGGCTGATATGAGCCAATACGTCGTCATTGACAAGGGCGGTGTGCAATCCGCGTCCAGCATGCACGTGCGATTCCTCAATGACGAGCAGACCTTCCGATGGGTCGTGCGGAACGATGGACAGCCGACCTGGAACGCGGCGTTGACGCCCTATAAGGGCAGCAACACGCTCAGCCCGTTCGTCTGCGTGGCGGCACGATAACGAGAAGCCTGAACTGATGACAACCCGCCGGCCTTGACGCCTGTTGAGGCCGGCGATCTGAAAGGAGAGCGCACGATGTATGGACATCTTGTCGAACTGAACAAGCTGATTTGGGCGGGCGAACCGAAAAGCTACAGCGGCGCCGCGCTGGCGGATAAGTACGTCAGTCTGAAGCACTACGGCCAGCTGACCATTGTGATTATCACCGGCGCATGGGCAGCCGGAACGGCGGCAGTGACCTTGAAGCAGGCGACCGCCGTGGCTGGAACCGGGACCAAGGCGCTGGCCTTTACCGATTATTGGGACGATCTCACCACCTCGGGCACGCTGGCGAAAAAAGCCGCCTCGTCCAATACGTTCAATTTGGACACGGCCAACAAGATGTATGTGATCCACGTTGATGATCGCATGCTCGATGTGGCCGGCGGGTTCGATTGCGTCACCTTGGCGGTAGCCTCACCGGGCGCCAACGCCGATTTCTATGGCGTGGCCTACATTCTCGGGGATGTGCGCTATCAGCAGGCGACACCGCCGAGTGCACTGATCGACTAAGCAGTGGGCATGATCGGGCTGGGGCTGCAGAGGCAGTCCCAGCTCCGATGATCTGGGGATAAGAACGTCATGGCATTGACCACGGTTCCAGCCTGCAAAGCCTTTCGCGGCATTCCCGGTGATGTCACCGAGCATGACGACGAATTGGCACGGCTGATCACCGCCGTGCAGGAATGGCTAGAGCGGGAATGCGAACGGACCTTTGAACAGGCCACCGTCACTGAATACTACCATGGCCAGGACTGGACGCACTGCCTGATCGTGGCGCGTCCGCCGATCGTCAGTGTCACGAATCTCTGGGACGATCCCTTGCGGGTCTATACGACGCCGCTGACGTCGTCCCTCTACGCGGTTCCGGTAGCGGGGACCGACGATGCGAACGCGGGGATCATTCGGCTGGACGGCTACAAGTTTCAGGCCGGGATACAGAATATCAAGATCACCTATACCGGAGGATTTCAGGAGATTCCGCCGGACCTCGAACAGGCCGCCATCGAAATGGTCTGGGCGGCACGCGAAAAGGGCGCACACAATCTCGTCGGCGTCCGGTCCCGCTCCATTGCCGACGGGAGCGTGCAATTCGTGAATCTGGGCTGGGAGTCGCTAGCCGACGGCATTATCCGGAAGTACCGTCTGCGGACAGGAGTGCACTGATGGCGGTGTCCGTGCGAGTGAATCGAAGCGGATTGCTCGACTACGCGCAGAGCGGGAAAGAGGCGCTGCGCGCCGTGCGCAAGGCGATGTATCGCATCATGAATGCGGGGCGTCGTGTAGCGCGGCAGCAGATTCGCAGCCAATTTCAGACGCGCACCGGATTCCTACGCCGACAGGCCGGCAAGATGCGGTCGAACGTGGCGATGCGAAGCTATGAAATCAAGGGACAGGTGAAGCCTATCCCACGGCTCATGAACATTTTCGAAGGCGGGGCCAATTTGTCCCATGGGCGCGGATTCTTGCGTCCGCGACCTGTCGTGGGGCCAGGGCAAGAGGCGATCGATAAGAGCGCACAGGATGAGCTTGGCCAGGTCCTCGCGGAGATCGGACGATGAGCACCGCCACGGCCACCAGCCCACGCACACTCATTCGGGATGCCATCGTCTCGGCATTCGAGCAGTCGGACGGCTCGCTGGAGCGGCGCGTGTCGGAGTACGGCGTATCGGTGAAGTATTTGACGGAAACGGAACTGAAGCAGGCGGCGGTCTATTGCGTGATCGTGAGTGATGAGGCGCGTGCCGAGGGGAATAGTTTGCAGCGCGACATGGTATCCGCCACGGTCAAGCTCGTGCTGTGGGCCAATGATCCGAGCGACCCACGCGAGAAGCTGGATCGGATGATCGAGGACGCCTGCGACACGTTGCGGAACGCGTTCCAGGTTTTGCGGGCGGATCGGACGATCGTCTCGGGTGCGCTGGATGAAATTCAGAGCGATGAAGCGACCACGGCAGCCGGACCGCTGGCGCAAGCCGTCATGCGGCTGAGTGTGCTGTATCAACGACCGGCGGTGATGGTGTAACGACGAAAGGAGACGACAATGGCAAGTAACGCAATTTCCGCCTATGGAACTCTACTGAAGCGCGGGGATGGAGGCTCACCGGAGACCTTTACTACCGTATCAGAAGTGCGGTCGATCAGTGGGCCGTCGATGGAGACGGACGAAGCCGACGTGACGACGCATAGTTCTGCCGCCGCCGGCGCGTTTCGGGAATTCATTCTGACCCTGATCGATGCGGGCAGCATCGAATTCGAGATCAATTATGTCTATAGCGATCCGACGCATATCGGATTGCGAACGGACTTTCTGGCACGCACCAAGCGCAACTGGCAACTGGTGTTGCCTGGCAGCATCCAGACCATCAGCTTTTCCGGCTATGTCAAAACCGTTCCATTTGAGTTCCCGGTGGATGGACCGATCACGCAGAAGATCACGATCCGCTGCACCGGAGCCCCGACGTTCTCATAAGGACTGACACTGACGATTAAGAGGAGGAATTTATGGCGCGTACAACACTCACTCGGACGACTCCACTCGGACCTTACCCATCGTTACAACCCGCTGCCGATGCGCTCGATAGTGTCTGGACAGCGGCTGACGTGGCGAATAAGAATCAATTTCTCTTGGACGGGCCAGTCCTGCTGCAATTTTGGAATTCAGGCGCCTCGCCCTATACCGTGACGCTCACATCGGCTGCTGATCCGCAGAACCGTACGGGCGATATTACGACCTATTCGCTTGCGGCAGGCGATATCGCCGGTCTCAAGATCGATCAGGTTGCCGGCTGGAAGCAAAGTGATGGCTATATGTACTTGGAGGCCAGTAACGCCTCCGTGAAATTCAACATCATGCGACTGGCCTAATAGGTGGAACCGATGGTGAACGGCGAGCAATTACTGACAGCGGACGAAATTCTTGGCATGGATGACATTCCCACGGAAGAAGTCGTCGTGCCGGAATGGCAGGGGCGCATGGTGCTGGTGTGCGGGATGACGGCGGCGGGGAAGAATTCCTATGAAGCCTCGCTGGTCGAAATCAAGGGCACGACGCGCAAAGTCCGCATGGAGAATGCGACGGCCAAGCTCTTGGTACGCACACTGGTGAATCGGCAGCGGCAGCCGCTCTTTACCGAATCGCAGATAGAAAAACTGGGCACCAAAAGCGCGGCGGCCTTAGAGCGTCTGGCGCAGGTGGCCTTGCGGCTCTCATCCATGCGCGTCCAGGACGTGGAGGAGCTGGTAAAAAACTCCGACGCAGCCCAGAGCGGCGATTCGCCTTCCGTCTCGCTCTGAGTCTGGGGGAATGCAACCCGGACAGGCTGCTGGCGCGTCTTCCGGCGCGGGTATTGGCGGAATGGCAGGCCTATGCGAGCTTGGAGCCGTTTGGGCCTCCGGCTGAGTTTTGGCGGGCCGGGCTCGTGACCAGCATGGTGCGGAACGTCAATCGAGGGAAGTCATCGGACAAACTCTCGACTCCAGAGGATTTCATGCCGACGGCGATGACCAAGCAGGATCCGGCGGAGATCGATCCAGAGGATGCAACACGGATGATTCGCGATCGCTTTCAAGCCTTGGCCGATCTGAATCGCATGCAGGGGCAGCATGGCGAATAAACTGGTGCTCGAACTCTTTGCGGATAGCAACGGCCTCATCAAGGGGCTGAACGATGCGCAGCGGTCCGTCGATCGGTTCCAACAGAGTTCGTCCGCCGTTGGCCGGTCCCTAGGCGGTGGCGTCAATCAAGCGCTTGAGGCTTTCACGGGTCTCGCCAAGGGCGGAGCAGCGGCTGCTGGCGTGCTGGCTGGCGCGACGGTGGCGGCGGCGACTGCGGCGGTGGCTCTCACGCTGAGTACAGGCAAGCAAATCGAAGCCATGGATCAGCTCAGTCAGAAAACCGGCATCGCCGTCCAGTCCATTCAACGCATGTCGGTCGTCATGGCCGAGAACAATTTCGATGCGCAGACGCTTACATCCGGCATGCGGACACTCTCGAAGCTCATCACCGATGCACGGAATCCGGCGAGCAATGCCGCAGAGACGTTCGCGGAAATGGGGATAGCTATTCAGCATCTCGGCTCGACAGAGGATGTGATCAGGGCCGTGGCCAATCAGTTCGCCTCCATGCCGGACGGCGTGGACAAAGCACGATTAGCCGTCACGCTGTTCGGCAAATCAGGGCTGGAGATGATTCCCGTTTTGAATCGAGGCGCGGCGGCGTTTGATGCCTCAGCAAAAGCCTCAGAACGGTTCGGCGTGGTGCTTTCGACACAACAGGTGGCGGCGCTACAGGCAGCAGATGATGCGTCGGATCGGCTCGGCGTGGCTTTGCAGGGCCTGCAACATCAGCTCTCGGCCACGTTTGCGCCAGCAGTCACGACGGGAATCAATGCGGTCACTGAAGGCGTGGCGGCGCTCACGCGGATCACGCAGAACTATGGCGCGGCGCTCAAGGAGATCCAGAAAGAGCATCCCATTATCAGTTCGCTCAGTCCTGGCATGGCGTCGGCCATGGCTACGGCGCGCGCCGCACAGATGCCGGCGCCCTCGCCAGGAGGTATAGGCCCATCAGGGCCGATGAATTCGCACATCGCCGATTTTGTCACTGCGCAAGGGTTGAAGCAGGAAGAGATCGGATTGGCATTACGGAGAAAACATATCGCGGCCTATCAGCAACAATTGGCGCTGGGACATGCCCAGGAATCGCTCGGTCATGTGCTCGGTGAGATTGAGCAGAGCCGGGCGCAGCGGCAGCTTCGTGCTGAAGAGGCATTGATTGCCATGCATGGCGATCTGCAAAAAGGGCTCGATGCGCAGACGCAGGCCTATATTGATATGGCCAATGCGGCGGATGCCGCGCTCGTGGCGGAGACGGCGGTCGAGGTCGAGGCCGATAAGCGCAATCAGGTCTATCAAGGCGAATTCATGCGCACGCAACATATCGCGGCTGCTGGCATGAAGACCGTCTGGCAACAGCAACTGCAATCCATTGTGGATTCGAATACGTTTTCAGTCGGCATGATCGTGTCCGGCTGGACCAGCGGTCTGGCGAATGCCATCGTGAATTTCCAGAACTTCGGCCAGACCATGACGCAGATCGGGAAGCAGACGGCCGCATCCTTACTGCAAAGCCTGCTGAACTTCGGGGTTCAACGGATGGCGCAATGGGCCTTGCAAGATGCCACCATTCTGGCCGGGAACGCGGCGACCGCTGGCACCACGGTTGCCATTTGGGAAGGGGCCGGCGCGGCCATTGTCGGCACCTTCGGCGCGATCACCGGAGCCATTCAAGGGTTCTTTACGAGCGTGCTGATTCCGGCATTCATCTCGATCGGCGAAGCCATCATGACGTTCCTGTCAGCGATTGCCGAAGCTGCCGCCGATACGATCTTCGGCATTCCCTATGCGCTGGCGATCTTAGCCGGTGTGGCCGTCATTGGCGCGGCCATTGGCACGCTCGCCGCGTTTGCCTTTAAGGACGGCGGAATCGCGACGGGACCAACCATGGGCCTCATCGGCGAAGCCGGATCGTCGGAAGCGGTGATCCCGCTGAATAAGCGCGGGGCGGCGTTCATGCGGGAGACATTGGGGATTGGTGGTGGTGGAGGATCGAAGCAGCCGATTCATACGCACATCTATCTGGATAAACGAGAATTCGCCATGGCGATCTCTGATTCGATCATGCCGGCCTTGCGCGGAAAGGGCTTACCCGCATGATGGTCGCAGGTGCAGCCTTCGGCAGCTCGGCCCTGGCGTCACTGACGCCGCTCTCAACCGCGACGAGTGACGCCGATGCGCGTAAACCGTTCAAGCTGTATATGGGCGGGATTGAAGCAGGCCAGTCCTATATGGCAGGCAGCGGATCGCTTTCTGCGGCTATTGGCGAACAGGCAGCATTGCAATTCAAACTCTATGCGCCGACGTTTCCCCTAGAAATCGGCATACCGATCCGCTGGATGTATTTTAGTGAAGTGCTCTTTGATGGACTGCTCACGAATTGGCGCATTGAGGTGGAACCATCGCAATCGCTGATCGTCTATTCCTGCACGGCGAATGACTGGACGGCGCTGCTAGCGCGGCACAAGATCAACCGCAACTTCATCGATGCGTCACTGGTCACGATTGTCGATTCCTTGCTTGATAATGAATTGGCGGGCAACGGCCTGAGCATAGGCACGATCGAATCCTGGTTGGCGCTTCCACTGGTCGATTCGCAAGGCGGCAGCGCCCTCGACGTTCTGAAAGATGCGGGCGCGGCCTTGGGCCTCGTGTTGACCGTTGACAGTGATCGACGGATTCATCTGCGTGCCGATTCATTGCCGATTGCGCCATTTACGATCAACGCTAGCATTATCGAACAGGTATTCACGCTCGACAATAGCGCCGATGATTATCGCAACATGCAGACCGTCGTGGTGACCGGCACGCCGAGCGACAATACGACAGCACTGGTGGTGACCTATGCGAAAGAGAATGAGGATCAGATTGCCGAACGTGCTGCCATTGAAGGGACCGACGGGCGCTATGAGGCGATGGACACGCTCACGCATCCGACCAGTAATGACATCGTGGATTTACAGGTACTTGCGCAAGGCTATGCGGAAGCCAAACTGGCAACGGCTGGCACACTCATGCGGACCATTACTTGTGTGGTGCGCGGATATGGTTGGCAACCGGGACAACTCGGCACGGTGACGCAGAGCACGG